GCGTACAATGTAAGCAAATCAGGCTATTTGTTATCATGCGCAAGAGAGAGAGCCAGTAGAGAGAGAAACCAAGATGGCAGGGAATCGGAATAGTGGTGGCAGGAACAAGAAACCTGTTGAAGCCAAAGCGCGTTTGGGTCAGGCAAGTGTGACTGAACTTGCTGTTGTGAAACAGACTGCTGCAGTGATTGCGCAGGGAACACCAAAACCAATCAGACCGTTGGTGAAGGGTGGTGCTGGTGAACAGTTGTGGGAACAGTTGTGGTCATCTTCTGCTGTGTGGGTTCGACCTGATACTGATGTTGAACTTGTGCAGATGCTGTGTGAGATGACTGAAGAATATGTTGCGTTGCGTTCACAGGTGATTGTTGATGGCGACTATCACGACAGAGCAGCGTTGCGCAATTTGGAGAAGCAACGCTTCTCACTGATTTGTGCGTTGGGGTTGACACCTGTTGACCGTTCACGATTGGGTTTGCAAGCAGTCAAAACTGAAAGCCAGATGGAATTGTTCAGAAAGTCTGTTGCTAAGAAGCGTGCGAATGAAGCCTAAGAAAGCGTGGTCACCTGCGTTCTACACACCAGCCATCAGCAAGGTTTCTGATGGTGATGATGTCATCATGTTTGCTGAACATTTCTTGCGTTTGACTAAGGGTGTGAAAGCGCATGAGCCTTTGATATTTACTGATTGGCAACAGTGGCTTCTGCGTTCTTTACTTGAACGCAATGACGCTGGAAGGTTGCGCTACAAGCGTGCGTTGATTGGTTTGCCTAGGAAGCAGGGTAAGTCTTTGATGGGGTCTGCGCTTGCGTTGTATGGGTTGTTTGCTGGTGAAGCAGGTGCAGAAGTTTATTCTGCTGCTGGTGACAGACAGCAGGCACGCATTGTGTTTGAAGAAGCAAAGACACAGATTCAGCAATCACCATCACTGTTGGCTGAATGCAAGATTTATCGTGACGCTATTGAAGTGCCAGCAACTAATGCTGTCTATCGTGTGCTGTCATCTGATGGAAAACTGGCGCAAGGTTTGAACCCTTCATTGGTTATCTTTGATGAACTTCATGTGCAACGCAATGATGATTTGTATGACGCATTGACTATGGGTTCTGGTGCGCGTCTTGACCCATTAGTGGTTGCTATCACTACTGCTGGTTTCGACTTGGAATCTTTGTGTGGCAGGTTGTATCTGTATTCAAAGCAGGTTGCAGCAGGTGAAGTGGTTGACCCATATTGGGGTGCGTGGTGGTGGGAAGCCGACACTGATTGTGACATCACTGATGAAAAGCAATGGAACAAAGCCAACCCAAACATGGTGCTTGGTTTGATTGACAAAGAAGATATGCGTGTGTCTGTTCAGCAATCCAGTGAAGCAGCAACACGCAGATTCCGTCTCAATCAGTGGACACGCTCACAAGAATCTTGGTTGCCTGTTGGCGCGTGGGAGAACTGCAACAATCCATCAGGTGCAATCATCAACTCATATGACCCTGCATGGGTTGGTATTGACATGGCTTTGAAGCATGACAGCATTGGCATTGTTGTTGCGCAGCCACATGATGATGGAAAGATTGCTGTGCAAGCAAAGATATTTCACCCTGATATTGACGGTATTGATATTCAAGCGATTGAACAGCACCTGCGTTATCTGCACAATGAATACAACATTCAAGAGTTTGCGTATGACCCTGCATTCTTTCAGCGTTCTGCTGAAGCACTTTATGATGATGGACTTCCAATGGTTGAGTTTCCACAGTCAAGCCAGCGCATGATTCCTGCGTGTGGCACAACCTATGAACTGATTGTCGGCAGAAAGATTTGCCATGATGGTTCACCCATGTTCACTGACCAAGTGTTGTCTGCTGCGCAACGCATGACTGAACAGGGTTGGCGATTGTCCAAAGGTAAGTCACGCAGAAAGATTGACGCTTGTATTGCAATGTGCATGGCTGTTGATAGGGCAACTAGGCGTGGCACTAGCACACCACAACCTATGATTGCATCTGTATGGTGATGCCATGAGACTGATTATCGCTGAAGCCATTGGTGTTGTTATTGCTTGCGCAGGTGTTTTTATGATTCATGTTCCTAGTGGATTGATTGTCACAGGTGCAGCCATTGTTGCCATGATTGAAGCGAACGCATGAGCCTGTTCAGAAAGCAGGAAGTGCGACAACTTCCACCAACGATTGACCCAACAGGCTTGACTGCTAGACCAGCGTTTGCTTCTTCTGCTGGTGAAATCGTTGACCAGAACAGCGCGTTCACATCAACAGTTGTGATTGGCTGTGTCACTTTGCTTGCTGATTCTGTAGCAATGATGCCACTTGACCTATACAGGGAAGTTGGGTCACGCTATGAGAAACTGCCAAAGCCACTGGTGTTGCGCAAACCAAACGCTGAACAAACAATGTTTGAGTTTGTGCATCAGTTCATAGCCACGCTTGCCATTCATGGCACTTGCTTTGTGTATGCACCAAGAGAAGGTGGGCAGTTGATTGAACTGCGCAACATTCACCCTGACAGGGTTTCAATCCAAATCGACATGGATACCAACAGCAACACCTATGGTGAGCGCATCTACAAGATTGATGGCAGCACTGAAGTGTTCACATCAGAAGTATTGAAGCAGGTTGATTGGTTGCGTTTCCCAAATCAGGTGCGTGGCATTTCACCCATTGATTCTTTGCGTCAGTCAATCGGCACAAACATTGCCATTGACCGATTCCTTGCACAGTTCTATGGTGATGGTGCAACACCATCATCAGTGCTAGAAACAGACACAAATCTTTCACCTGAATCAGCAGAAGTGTTGCGTCAAACATGGGTTGACACTCTCTACAAAAACAGGAAGCCAGCAGTGTTGACAGGTGGCTTGAAGTGGCGCAGTGTCACAGTGTCAGCATCAGACATGGACACCATCAACTATCGAGAAGCAATCGTGCGTGATATCTCACGCGCATACAGAATCCCATTGCACATGATAAATGGGACAGGTGGCGACAACCAGACATATCAGAATGTTGAATCAGCAGGTATCAACTTCCTGCGACACACACTTCTTCCTTGGTGCAGAAGGCTTGAAGATTTGATTTCAGAACTTCTGCCTAGACCACAGCGCGTCAGGTTTGATGTCAATGAGTTTGCACGCGCAGACCAGTTGACCAGAGTACGCGCACAACAAACAATGATTATGTCAGGAACTTTGACACCTAATGAAGCACGCCAAATTGAAGGGCGTGAACCATATGAAGGTGGTGACCAGTTCATTCTTGGTATTGCTGGCGCACCTGTCGCTGGTGTTGAAGGTGGAGACTTGCCGACATTAGGCACTGATTCAGTGGTTGAACAATGACAGTTTTTGTATCTCAAGACGCAGTTGATATTGGTTTGAAGTGGTATCCAAATGACCCTGTGAATCTTCAGTTCAGGGTGGCTGATGTTGATTGGTCTGGTTCATACACTGCGACAGTGCGTGAGAACAGCACAACAACTTCTGCTGTTGTTTGCACACTGACTGTGACTGCTGTTTATGATGTCGTGAATCTCTACACAACATTTACTTTCACAACCAGCACGCAAGTACCAAGTGGTTCATACTGGTGGTCATGCAAGCAGGTTGGTGGTGTGACACGCTTTTCAGGTCAGGTGCTTGTTGATGTCTGACATCATCATTGAGAATCTACAACCACCTGTTGTCATCGATGTGAACAACACTGTTGTTGTTGTTGAAGCGTCAGGTGCAAATGGTCTTGCAGCATCAGTCACTGTTGGCGCAACAACCACAGGTGCTGCTGGTAGTTCAGCGTCTGTCACCAATAGTGGCAACGCAACCAACGCAATTCTGAACTTTACGATTCCACAGGGTGTGCAGGGCATTCAAGGAACACAAGGTGCGCAAGGTATTCAGGGCATTCAAGGTGTCAAGGGTGACACTGGCGCACAAGGAATCCAAGGTGTCAAAGGTGATACAGGCGATACTGGCGCAACTGGTGCGCAAGGTATTCAAGGTGTCAAAGGTGATACAGGTGAACAGGGCATTCAGGGCATTCAAGGCTTGAAGGGTGACAAGGGTGATACGGGCGACACTGGTGCGCAAGGTATCCAAGGCTTGAAGGGTGACACTGGCGCAACAGGTGCGACTGGCGCGCAGGGCATTCAGGGTATTCAGGGTGTCAAAGGTGATACAGGTGACACTGGTGCGCAAGGTATTCAGGGTATTCAGGGTATTCAGGGTGAAAAAGGCGACAAGGGTGACACAGGAAACAATGGTGCTGATGGTGACAGATATAGAACAACATCAACAACATCACTGACAATTGCAAACACAGGACAAATCACGCTCTATACAACTGACCTGAACCTTGACTATTCGATTGGTCAAACAGTCATCATTGCGTATAACGCACTAAATCATATGCATGGTGTTGTTGATTCATTCACTTCTTCAACAGGTGAAATGATTGTCACTCTTTCTGATTCTGAAGGTTCAGGTACTTATTCTTCTTGGTCTGTCAACTTGTCTGGTGCTGTTGGTATCCAAGGTGAACAGGGTATTCAAGGTATTCAAGGTATTCAGGGAATACAGGGTGAACAAGGTATTCAGGGCATTCAAGGTGTCAAGGGTGACACTGGCGATACAGGTGCGCAAGGTATTCAAGGTATTCAAGGTATTCAAGGTTTGAAAGGTGATACTGGCGATACTGGCGCAACTGGTGCGCAAGGTATTCAAGGTATCCAAGGTGTCAAGGGTGATACTGGTGATGCTGGCACTGCAGCAACAATTGCTGTTGGTACAACGACAACAGGCAACGCAGGCACAAGCGCATCAGTCAGCAACAGTGGTTCTTCATCTGCAGCAGTTTTTGATTTCACCATTCCCAAAGGTGACAAGGGTGATACTGGCAACACAGGTGCAACAGGAAGTGCAGCCACTATCGCAGTGGGTAGCACGACAACAGGCAGTGCAGGGTCTAGTGCATCAGTGACCAACAGTGGTTCTTCTTCTGCAGCCATTCTTGATTTTGTAATTCCACAAGGTGCAACAGGTTCAAACGGAACTGCAGCAACGATTGCAGTTGGTACTACAACTACTGGTGCTGCTGGTAGCAGTGCGACTGTGACTAACAGTGGTTCTTCTTCTGCAGCAGTTTTTGATTTCACGATTCCACAGGGCATTGCTGGTACTAACGGAACTAATGGTTCTGATGGTGCTGCAGCAACAGTCGCTGTTGGTACTACAACTACTGGTGCTGCAGGTACTTCAGCCAGTGTCACAAACAGTGGAACATCATCTGCTGCAGTATTCAATTTCACTATTCCAAAGGGTGATACTGGTGCTGCTGGTGGTGGTGGTGCAGTTGCTTATCTCACTGCGCGCTATTCCAATGCAACGACCAGCCCAACACAGGTCATCAGTTACACAGCGTTAGCCAACACTGCCATTGTTGGTAAGGCTTACCGTATCAAAATGCGTGGTTACCGTCTAGGGACTCACAACTCAGGCGCAATTATCCGTGTCAATGTTGATGGCGTGACTACTGTGACAATCAACCAAACAGCGTCATCAATTCAACAGGGTTTCAGTTTTGAGGCTGACGTTACGATTTACACGACAGGTTCGTCAGGTACAGCATGGTCACAGGGAACGTGGATTTACGGCAACGCTGTTTTGTCGTCTCCAAATACTGGAACAACAGCAATTAACACCACGACTAACTCACTCATCGAATTGACTATGGCATCAGGCAACACTGCCAATACTTACTATGTCACTAACGCAATTATCGAGATGCTGAACTAATCATGAAAGAAGCGTAGAATGAAAGCATACAAAGTTGTTGTGACAGATACAGTCACACAATTAGTGCCAGTCGACAACATCAATAGACCTGTGTATGTGCAGATTGAAGGAAACAACACTGTCTATATTGGCGCATCAAATGTGACAGCAGACCAAGGTTTCCCGATACAAAAACACAGCGCACCAATTCAAGGTGGGCTTGGCGTAGGTGATGGTCTTTGGGGAATCTGCGCAACAGGTGTGACAGAGACAATCAGAATCATCACCATAGATAGTGACTAGGAATTGATATGCCCTACTACATAAGTGACCAAATGACCGATTGTTCAGGGTGGGCAACCATCAAGGCTGTCACCCCTGACAGCACACCAGAAACCATTGGTTGTCATCAAACCAAGCAAGACGCTATTGACCAGATGGTTGCTGTTTCACTATCTGAAGAAATTGAACCAATGGGTGATTGGGCAACACGCGCCATTCTCACAAATGTTGAACTGATAACTGATGATGATTTGAATGAACAGTATGAAATGAATCAGAGCAAATCATCAAAAGAACTTGAAGCGTTGAAGCGCACCTATGAAGCATTCAAAAACTTTCTTGATGAAATCAGTGAAAAGATTGCTGAACTAGAAGTTGCACTTATGGGTGAAACAGAAATTGAAGATGAAGATGAACTTGAAGTCGAAATGGATTCAAGAGAACAACGCGCCATTGATTTATCAGCACCACAGTTCATGCAGGACAATGCACAGCGTGGTCTTGACTATCACGCTGAAGGTTTGTCAGGTGATGGGCTAGAACCACAAACAGTTGAAGATGCACGCAAGATGGCTTCAGGTGAAGTGACCCCTGATAAGTGGCGCAAGATTGCACCGTGGATAGCACGACACATGGTTGACTTAGAAGCAGCAGATGGTGAAATCACAGCAGGTGTTGTCGCTCATCTTCTGTGGGGTAGTGGTTCTACAAAGGAAGAAGCGCAAAGAACTATGGACTATGCACAAGGAATCATTGACAAACTTGATGCTGAACTTGAAGAAGAACGCAGCGCACCTGCACAGCGTGAACACAGATGGGTCATTAGTTCCACTAATGAACAGCGCAAGCAGATTGCATACACAAACCTAGAACTGCGTGCGCTTGATGATTCTGAAGATGGCTGGACTGTGCGTGGCTATGCAGCAGTATTCGATTCACCATCAGAACCCCTACCTTGGACTGAATATGTCAAGCGTGGCGCATTCACCAAAACCATCAAAGATGGTGCTGATGTCCGTTTGCTGATTGACCACACAGGTGTGCCACTAGCACGCACCAAATCAGGAACATTGACCCTGCGTGAAGATGACAAGGGATTGTTCATGGAAGCCACGCTAGACCCCAACAACCCTGACGCAGTGAAGATGCGTAGTGCGTTGATGCGTGGTGATGTTTCCCAAATGTCTTTTGCTTTTGAAACAATCAAGGATTCTTGGAACAACGACAGAAGCGTGCGTGAACTCAAAGAAGTGAGGCTGCATGATGTCAGCATTGTTACCTACCCTGCGTATGAAGAAACCAGCGCAGAAATACGCAACACACAATCAACTGATACAACAGTTGCTACCGTTGCACCAACAGCACTTCGCAAAGCACAAGTTGCAATTGCGATTGCAAGAGCCGTCAACTAGCCACACGCCAGCGCGACACTCACCACAACACAAACCCATCAAGAGAAGGAAAGCCAATGGCACTTTCAGAAAAGTTGATTGAAAAGCGTGACGCACACTTGGCTTCTGCACAACAGATTGTTGACGCAGCAGAAGCAGAAGCGCGTGACCTGACTCAAGAAGAAAATGACAGCATTGCTGTTTCTTTGCGTTCAGCAAAAGACCTTGACGCTCAAATTGAGCAGCACAAGGAACTTGAAGAGCGCAATGCAAAAGCAGCAGAAATGCGCGCACAGTCTGGTATCACAGCACCTGCTGTTGTGAAGTCAGAGCCACGCACATACACCAAAGAGAATCGCAGTGTGTCGTTCTTGGCTGACGCATTTGCTGCACAGTTCAATGGTGACTATGTAGCCAAAGAGCGTCTTGCACGCCACATGAATGAAGAAAAGGTTGAGCGTCGTGATGTCACTTCAGCAAACTTTGCTGGCTTGATTGTTCCACAGTATTTGACTGAACTTGCTGCACCACTTGCACGCGCAGGTCGACCTGTTGCAGACATTGCACGCAAGCACGCACTGCCTGCTGCTGGTTTGACAATCAGCATCAGCAAGGTGACCACAGGTTCAAGCACTGCTGTTCAGACAGAAGGTTCTGCTGTTTCTGAAACCAACATTGACGACACCAAGTTAGACATCAGCGTTGTCACCGTTGCAGGTCAGCAGACAGTTTCACGCCAAGCATTAGAGCGTGGCACAGGTGTTGACGCACTTGTGATGAATGACTTGATTCGTTCATACCACACAACGCTTGACGCACAAGTTGTTGCTGAAATCAACACTTCTGCTGGTCAGTCTGTTACTGCAACAGATGCTTCACCAACAGTTCCAGAACTGTATCCAAAGTTGCTTGATGCGATTCAGAAGATTCAGACCACCTACTACGCAAACCCCAATGTGATTGTGATGCACCCACGCCGATTGGCTTGGATTCTCGCAGCACTTGACAACAGCAACCGACCATTGGCAGTGCCTGTTCCACAGTCACCAATGAACGCACTTGCAGTTGGTGATGGTGGCGTTGTTCGCTACGCAAACAGTGGATACGCAATCGCAGGATTGCCTGTCGTAACTGACGCAAATGTGACCACTGCTGCTGGTGCAGGAACAAATGAAGATGTCATCTACATTGGTGACACCAATGAATTGCACTTGTGGGAAGATGGAGATGGTGCGCCAATGTACCTGCGCTTCGACCAACCAAAGGCTGCTGAACTTGATGTTCTCGCAGTTGTTTATGGTTACAGCGCATACACAGCAGCGCGCTACCAAAACGCATGGGCAAAGGTAACAGGCACTGCGCTTGTGACCCCAACCTTCTAATCACTGAAGGTTCATCAATAGTTTGTTGGTGCTGGCTGTTTGTAGGGACACAGCCAGCCAGCACCACACAACTTGAAAGCACACATGGACACAAAACTTATTGAAGCACTGCTGATTGAGCGTGAAGGCTATGTGCGTAGGAATCTTCCTGCACGCATCAAAGCAGTTGATGAAGCACTGCGCAACGCTGGTTACACAAAGACCAGCGCACCTGTTGAGACTGCAACTGCTGAACCTGTCGCAGAACGCGCATCAAAGCCTGCTGCAAGAAAGCGCATGACTGACTAGCAATGGCAATCACAAATGGATATTGCACACTGGCACAGGTCAAGTCTGCATTGCGTCTGAATGACAGCAATGATGACACGCTGATTGAATCAGCAATTCAGTCTGCGTCACGCAGAATTGATGGGTACTGCAATCGCTGGTTCTACAAGACCAGTCAGACACCTGTTCAGGTTTATCCTGCAAGCATCTATGAATGTGGCGTGTTGAACGACATTGCCAACAGCAGTGTCACAGTCAAGATTGACAGTGTTGGTGATGGCTCATATGCGACCACATGGACACAGGGACAGCAGTATCAACTTGAACCTTTGAACACAGCCATCACAGGAAAGCCATACAGACGCATTGTGGCTATCAATGGCTATTCATTCCCTATCGCAGTTGACAAGCCACTGGTGCAGGTCACAGCGCAGTGGGGCTGGAACGCTGTTCCTGCTGATGTTGAGCAGGCTTGCATTCTTCTTTCTATGCGTCAGTTCGCACGATTGAACGCAGCACTTGGTGTTGTCGGCTTTGCTGACATGGCTATTCAGGTGCGTGCTGTTGACCCTGATGTGCGTGACTTGTTGCAACAGTTTGTTCTTCCTACTGCTGGTGCAATCTGATGTCATCAGTATCTGACATTGCTTCTGGCTTGCAGGCAAGGCTTGCCACCATCACAGGTGTGCGTGCGTATTCTTATCAACCTGAACAGTTGAATCCACCAATGGCATACCCTGTGTTGAACACTGTTTCATATCATCAGACAATGGGTATGGGTAATGCTGTCACACAGTTTGATTGGACTGTGTATGTCATTGTTGGCAGATGGGTTGACAGGGTTGCTATGACAAACCTTGATGGCTACCTATCACCAACAGGTTCAACATCTATTCGCGCAGCACTTGAAGGTGACTTGACCCTTGATGGGGCTTGTCAAAATCTTGTTGTTGCATCTTCTGCAAACATCAACGCACTAGAACAAGATGATGCAGAATACTTGCAGGTGTCTTTCTCAGTGACTATCTACGCATAAAGGAAAATCAATGTTATCATTCAAAGTAATCAGCGACAATTGCACACTTGCACCACAAGGTTCAACTGTTACTGAAGCAGAACTTGATGGTCTAAACTTGCAAGCGTTGCTTGAAGGTGGACATCTTGAACCTGTTTCTTCAAAGCCACAAAAACAATCAACAACGGAAGGTGAATAGTCATGGCTGTTCTTGCCCTAACTGATGCAAGCATCACAATCAACAGCGTTGCACTTAGCAGCAAAGCAAACAGTGTCACTGTCAACTATGAGATTGACGCTGTTGAAGCAACTGCGTTTGGCACAAACCACATCTTCACTGGTGGTCTGCAAAACAACTCAGTTGAAATTGCGTTGATGCAAGACTTTGCTGCTTCACAAACAGAAGCAACTATCTACCCACTTGTAGGAACAACAACCACACTTGTTATCAAACCAACATCAGGTGTTGTTGGGGCGACAAACCCTTCATACACAATCACAGGTGCGTTTCTTGCAAGCCATACCCCTGTGGCTGGTGGTGTTGGTGAATTGGCTATGACCACTTTGACATTCCAAGGTGGAACTATTGTCAAGGCTGTTGCATAGTCATGGCTGTTCTTGCTCTCACTGATGCAGTCATCACCATTGCTGGTACTGCTGTCACCCCACGCTCAAACAGTGTGACCCTGAATTATGAAGTTGACTCAATTGAAGTGACAGTTTTTGGTGATGTCGGCAGAAAGTTTGCTGGTTCATTGCAAAATAACTCAATCGAGATTTCATTGATGCAAGACTTTGCAACAGTTCTTCCAGCAGGCTCACCAACAACAAGTGTTGATGCGTTGATTTATCCATTGGTAGGAACAACTACCACTGTGACAGTCAAACCAACATCTGCTGCGACATCAACCACAAACCCCATCTACACGCTGACAGGCACATTCCTAGCCAGCCACACACCTATTGCTGGTGGCGTAGGTGAACTTGTGGTCACAACCTTGTCGTTCCAAGGTGGGACACTTACCAAAGCAACAACATAATCAAGTTAGGACAGCAACAAAATGAAAATGGAAATGCGCGTCATCTTCAATGATGGCAACACAAAAGACTGCACAGCAATCTTTGCTGACTTTGTAGCGTTTGAACGCACATGGAATCGCAGTGTCACCAAGTTTGAAACAGAACTGCGTTTGACCGACATTGCATGGTTGGCATGGAAAACCCAAATCAGAATGAAGAACACACAAGAACAGTTTGATATCTGGCTTGAATCAGTTGAAACAATTGATGTGATTGCTGAAGAAGTACCTGACGCACCTGAAGAAGTGAAGCAGGAAACAGTCCCTTTGGACTAGACAGCACATATGGCAAGTTCATCACTGTTTGTGTTGAAGCAGGGATTCCACCATCTGTGTTGATTGAAGAAGATGTGCGTGACATTCTTTCAATGTGGGAATATATAAACAGCAGGCACAAGGCTGCTGAACGCATTGGTCAAGGAATGAACACAGGCAGATTGTAAGGTAGTGCAATGGCGCAGTTGAATCAGACAATGGTGCATGGAATCAAACCTGTGCTGGAAGTTCTGCGCACATTAGAGCGCGACACATACAAGCAAATTGTTGATGATTTGAAAGACAACACCAATGACCTGCGTGTTGCTGTCATGAATGATTTTCCTGATAAACCTTGGAATAGTTCAACAGGCAAAATCAACTGGACTAAGTACGGAAGAACACAGCGTGGTCGCAAACCAAAAGATTCTGCTGGTGCTTCTTTCCCACGCTGGCAGGCAAGCAAAGTCAAGCGTGGTGTCAGCATCAAGGTTGGTGGGCGCAAGGTAAGACGCACCAATTCATATCCGATTCTGCGCATTGTGCAATCTGATGGTGCAGGTCAAATCTATGACCTAGCAAAAAACCAGCAAGGTTCAGGTTTTGTCGGCAAGCAGTTTGTGCAGAATCTCAACGCATCAGGCAAGCCTTCAAGAGTGATGTGGAAATCTGCTGCAAAGAACTATCCACTGGTAGAACATAAAGTGATGCGCATCATCAATGATGTTGAAAAGCGTTTCACTGCACAGATTTCAAGACAAACTGAACTGCGTACAGCGCAATCAATTAGAGCAAGCAAGCAGGCACGCACTGCACTTGGGCGATTTGGAAAGATGTTGTAGTCATGGCTGTTGTAGTCCCCATTATCAGCACCTTTGATGCAAAGGGTGTCACGCGCGCAATCAAGGATTTTCAAAAACTTGATGGTGCTGGCGAGAAGAGCGCATCAGTATTACTGAACACAAACAAAGCAGTGAACACGCTTGGAAAGAACTTTGCAAAGTTTGGTGGTATTGCTGCAGGTGTTGCTGGCGTGGTTGGTGGTTCTCTTGTCAAGGCTGCATATGAATCACAGAAGGTGATGCGTCAGACACAAGCAATTGTGACTGCGACTGGTGGTGCTGCAGGTTTGACAGCAAAGCAGGTCAGTGATTTGGCTGAATCAATGTCTGTGAAAACAGGTCTTGATGATGAAGCAATCCAGACCAGCATGAATATGTTGCTGACTTTCAAACAAGTCAGGAATGAAGTTGGTGCAGGCAACGACATTTTCAATCGTGCTTCTATGGCAATGCTTGATTTGGGCAATGTGTTTGGTTCGACTGATGCTGCAGCAAAGATGTTGGGCAAAGCGTTGTCTGACCCAATCAAGGGTGTGTCTGCGTTGGCGCGTGCAGGTGTGAACTTTAGTGCGTCACAGCGTGAACAAATCAAGACCCTTGTTCAATCAGGCAAAGTTCTTGAAGCACAGAAGTTGATTCTGAAAGAAGTTGAATCACAGGTTGGTGGTACTGCTGCAGCAGGTGCAACAGGGTTTGACCGTATGCGTGTTGCGTTGGGTAACGCTGCTGAAGATTTGGGTGGCGTACTGATTCCATATGTTGAACGCTTTTCAAACTTTGTGATTCATCGTGTTGTTCCTGTTCTCGAACAGTTCTCAGTGATGCTTGGTGAGCGTGGTTTGGGTGGCGCATTCAGTTATCTGGTTGGGTCAATTGTGCGTGGTGTCTGGAATATGGGCAATCTAGGAAAGACAATCACAATCATCATTGGTTTGTTTGCTGCTTTGAAGGTTGCAGTGATGACATTCACTGCTGTTCAAACAGCGTTGACTATTGCAGCGCAGGTGACAACAGGTGCTTTGAATGCACAGATTGTTGCGTTGAACGCAACCAAGGTTGCCATGCTTGCAGCAGGTGGTGTCACAGCGTTGCTGACTGTTGCTGCATCTTTGTATGCAATATATGCAACTAACAAATCAAAAGCAGTGACAAGCACACGCAACTTTTCAGAAGCATTGTTTGAAGAAGGTGAAGCACAGAAGCAAGCAGTGGTTGAACTTGTCAAATCACAAAAGGCTTTTGAGTATCTAGGCAAGATTTTGAATATGTCTGGTCAGGGGCTTGGTGCTTTTGAACAATATTTGAATGATGGTTCTGGTGCGCTGGCACAGTTGAAAGACAGAATTGATGCTGCTGTCAAAGCCAATCGTGACATGATTATCTTCAATCAGAAGGGTCAAGGGTTCACGATTCCTGCCAAAGATGTCAAGGTGTATCAAAAAGCACTTGAAGATTTGATGTCAAAGCAGAAAGAATACAAAGACATTCAAAAGACTTTGAAGGGTCTTGGTATTGATGTTGACCCTAAGCCACTGAACACTTTGGGCAATACTGTGTTGACTGCTGCTGAAAAGTTCAAACGATTCAGTGACGCAGCCAAAACATTATCTAGTGACCAGAAGAATCTGCGTGAAGCGTTGAAGAACACAACATCAGCGCAGAAGTCTTTACAGTCTGCGACTGACAATGTTGCTGTTGCACAAGCCAAACTGAATCAGATTGCAAAGGGTTATGGGCTTGGTTCGACTGAAGCCAACACAGCGCAAGGTGAATTGAACAAAGCAAATAGAGAAGCAACGCAGGCTGGTTATGACCTGACAAAAGCCAATTATGCAGTGAGTGACGCACAGGAAGAATTGCGCAAAGCGCGTGCGCGTAATAATCCACGCCAGATTGAAGAAGCAGAAATTGCTTTGGGTGAAGCATTGCTTGCACAAATTGATGCACAGCAGAATGTCAAGACAACAACTGATGCTGTGACTGAAGCACAAACCAAACTGAATGAAACAATCAATGGTGCTTCTATCCAGTCTGATACTTACAAGACTGCATTGACTGAACTTGAATCTGCACAGCAGGCACAACTTGAAGCCATTGACAAAGTGCGTGAAGCCAAAGAGCGTGAACTAGAAACCACACGCAATCTTGCAAAGGCTGAAATCATTTTGCGTAAAGCCAAAGGTGGCTTGACCAAATCACAGATGGCTGCAGCCAACAAACTGTTGAAGCAGTTGAACACACCTGTCACTGTTACTGTGCCGACACCATCACCTACTGCTGGTGTGACATCACCAACTTCTGTGTCTGTTTCATCTTCACCAATGTCAAACTTCGATTGGTCAGGTATCAATGTTGGTGGTCTAGCAACACTGGCTGAAGGTGGGCTGGTAACAAAACCAACCTTTGCGTTGATTGGTGAAGGTGGCGAATCTGAAGCAGTGATTCCATTGTCAAAGATGGGCAACATGAGTGGTGACACAATAATCAATATGACTGTCACCAGCGCAGACCCCAACGCAGTTGTTGAAGCATTGCGTATATACATGAGACGCAATGGAAGCGTACCTATCAAGGTAAGTAATCTCTACTAATGGCAACACAGCAATACACAGCGCAGTATTCAGTAGGTGGTTCTGTTTGGACTTCTTTATCTAACCTGCAATCAGTGACTATCAACATTGGTAATCAAGAGCAGTTGCAACAAATCAAAGCATCAACAGCGCAACTAAGGTTCAGATACCCAACTGGTTACGCATCACCTATCACACAGTTAGTGCCATCAACATTTGTGCGCATTGTGAACACAACACCTAGCAGTGGCAACTACACAATTTATTGTGGGCGAATCGCAAATGTATCTGCTGAATATGGCATTCCATATTCAGGTGGTGTTGGTGTATCTGATTATCTCGACATAGACCTAGAAGGCACATTCGCTGAAATGGGGCGATTGCAGGCAAATGGATATGTCATGAGTGCTGGCACGATAGCAAACCAGTTGACTGCTTCAACAGCATATGGTGCGCTTGCATCATGGGATAGCACCACTACACAAAACATTGCTGGCACAACAATTGATGGAACATGGGGTGATTGGGTTTCACAATTAGCATTGACTACCAATGCGCGTTTGGTTGATGGCAGTGAACCAAACATGGTCAATGGTGTCTATACATTGCGTTCACCATTTGCAGACAAAATCGCTACAGTCAATTTTTCTGATACAACAAACAACGCAACTAATCAGGTTTATAGCGACATCACTTTTGAAAGCCTTGCAGACAACTACTACACACAGGTGATTGTTACCCCTGAATCATATGCTGAACAAGTTGTGCCAGCAGGGTCAACAACAGGTAGGTCATACCAAGTCAACACACTGAACGCTAGTGAAGCAGACGCATTGGATTTTGCAAATTATTTGTTGTCGAATTACAACACACAACAGTTGACTATTTCATCTATTACTTGCATGGGTGAAGCACAGAACAGTTTTCAACTAGACAAGATTGCAGCAAACAATTTCTACAACTTGGTTGGCTACTACATAAATGTTGTTTTTCGGGGGACTACATATCCATGTGTAGTTGAAGGGGTAACAATGTCAGCAACACCATCAAGTTCACGATTCACTTACTATCTATCAGGTGGTTCATTGAATAACTTTTTGCGTTTGGATAACGCAACCTATGGAACATTAGACAACAATAGATTGGGTTTTGGGTATTGATATGGCAACACCACCAGTATTTACAGCAGGACAGGTACTCACTACAGCACACATGAACGCTGTTGGTTTGTGGCTTGTCAAGACACAGACAATATCTGTTGCAGCGACAACACAAGATGTAACCAGTTGCTTTACTAGTGATTACTCAAACTACAGAATTGTGTTTGATGGGATTACAGCGTCAGCACCAATTGGTTTGCTGCTGCAATTTCTAGTCACCACCACCCCAACCACAGCAAACTATTACGGCAGCGGATTAGAAATCAGCCTTGCAGGAACAGTCACAGGTACTTTCTCAAATAACCAGTCATCTTGTGGCACACAGATTGTTGGCAACACAACACCATCAGGTGGAATCATTGAAGTGTTCGCACCACAAAAGGCGACCCGTACCAGTTTCACATCGGGCGGTATCGATGTGCGCACGACAGGCTCACCGTATCGTTCATCGGCTGGCTTTCAAGATTCAAACACACAGTTTGATGGGTTGAGAATCTTGACTGGTGGTGCAACAACAATTACTGGTGGCACAATTCGCGTTTATGGATACCGCAACTGATGGAAACTGAAATCATTGTTGCTTTGATTGGTGCATCAGTCACGCTGATTGTCACGCTACTGGAAAGAACACGCAGACAAAACAACAAAGACCACGCAAGCAATTCAAGCAAACTAGATGCAATTGCAGACAAGATAGATACCGTTGACAGCAGATTAGGCGCACACTTTGAATGGCACGCACACAAAGATTGATACGCCTAGCAACAGGGGTGGCATTCATCTTGTTGTTGCTGGCGCATGGGCAAACCAAAGCAAACGCAAACGCAGATGGGGTACAGGTCAGCGTGTGGAACAATCTTGGTTTCAACGATTCACCACCACTACCAACCACAGAACCAACAGGTGAACTGATAGACACAGATATCTGGCATGACTTCGACCAGCAACCACTGTTCAACCTGTATGAAGATTTCATAGTCAGATTCCAAAGCAACATCACAACAGACATTGATGCGCAGGTCAGGTTCTACGCACCAGCAGATGATGGTGTGCAACTGTTCATCAACAATCAGCAGGTCATCAATGATTGGTTTGACAAGGGTGGTGGTGGTTCTATCTCAGAGCCTGTGCAGTTCACTGCTGGTGTGTCACAACCAATCACGCTGTGGTTCTATGAGAATGGTGGTGGCGCGTGGGTGCAACTGTATTGGCGCATCAATGATGATGATTGGCAACCTGTGCCTGCGTCAGCGTTTGCTGCCACAACAACAACAACAACTATTGAAACGCAGACCACACTGAATCTTCAGACAACGATTCCTGAACCTGTGGTGACAGTTCCTGAGACAACCACAACTGTTGCTGTTCAAACCACACTTGCTTCAACTGTTCCTGTCTCAACTGTTCCTGTGCCTGCACCAACCTATGCGCCAACCACAACACAACAGTTGCCAACAACAACACTGCCACTTCCAGAACTACCATTGTCTGTCCCTTCTACTACCACCCCAACACTACAACTGATTACAGATGGTGATGTCAACGCTGATGAAGCCACAGTTCTAGCAACAGATGCTGAAGTGTTGCAGACCGTAACAGTCGAACAAGCACAAGAAATCTTTGATGAACTACCACTAGACACATTGACTGACCAGCAACTTGACGCGCTCATTGATGCTGTGCAGAACGCACCAACAGAAGTGCGTGAAACCTTTGAAGAAACAATCAACATCTTTGATGGTGCTGTTGATTCATATGTGCCTATCGGCTCAACAGTTCCTATCAGCACACGCAGACTTGTCATTGCTGCTGGCGCAATGTTGTCTGCTGTTCCTATGACATCAGCAAGACGCAAGTGACAAAACATTCACACACTTTGAGAGAGACTAGAAAAGTATGAAAAAGTTTTGGGGCGAGATGGCAGGTCTGGTATGGACACTGGCAGGTACAGCATTAGTTCTCATTACGCTTTCAGGCACAACACGCACAATGGGATTGTGGATTAGCGCAACAGCGTTGGCATTGAATCTCATTGCAATCTTCCAGTCAGGAAATGAAGAATGAAAACAGCAGTCAGTATCTTGCAACGCATCATCAGCACATTCATTGTGAATGCAATGGCAATCATTGGTGGTGCATCAATTATTGGTGGTATTCCTGTCGCAAAGTCAGCACTGCTGGCTGGCATCAGCGCAGTGGTCACAGTGATTGAGCGTCTAGCACGCGCATCTGTTGATGGCACATTGACACAGGCTGAAATCAACGCAGCGTTCACAGGTGTCACCCCTGAAAAGAAAGATGAATCACAGTGAAGTATCCATATCAGAAACTTGTATTGCCATCACTGTTGAAGGGTCAGGTGAATGGTCGATTGGACAAGTCACTTCTGGCGCGTGTCAACACAGGTGGCAAAATGGTCAAGCCTGCAGCAGTTGCGTTCAATGCTTTGTATGAAGAAGCAAAGAAGAACGGAATCACACTGCGCAACATTGGTGACTACCGTTCTTTTGATGGACAGTTGGCAATGTTTCTTGACCGTTATGAAGTTGCAAAACCTAATGACCCACGATTGAACAAGCCACGCACAGTGACACGCACTTTTGATGGCAAGACTTGGATTCTCAAAAAAGGAAAAGCACCATCTGCTGCACCAGACCCAACAGGGAAGCGTGGTAGCAATCATGGTTGGGGTCTTGCAATTGACTTGGCTGTTGAAGGTAAAGGTGGACAGATTGTTGCGTTGGCTTCAGCAAAGAAAGCGTTGAAGTTTATGTGTGAGACTGCACCTAAGTATGGGTTCTTTCTTCAGGGTGATAATCCAAAGTCACCTGAGTTTGAAGCGTGGCATTGGCAGTATTGCGCTGGTGATTCCACGCCACCTGCGTTGCAGGGCTGATAGGTCATGGGTGGGGCTGGTTGCTGTCCATCAGCCCTGCCCACCTACCTGAAACCCTTATGGGGTAAGGCTTTGGGTGATTGTTGCATCTCCCCTGATAAATGGTGCTAATCTCTCAGGTATGGAAATCAACACCTGCTCACACAATCGCAAGCGCAACATGGCTTCATGGTGGTTCTGTCTTGACTGCAACACCCACATTGCTGATGAACCTGACACCTGTCGCAAGTGCGCAGGCAAAGGAAAGATTGGTATCTACAAGCGCACCTACATTCCTGAACTGAAGGGTCACAAAGTTTGCACAGGTTGCAAGGGAACAGGAAAGCAGAAGCCAATCCCATGCACCGATTGTTCAGCACCATCAGTGTTCGCACCATCTTCTGCAATGGGTGCTGATGGTCAATGGCGCAATTGGAACGACACACCACATTCAGCAACGCCAATCAACCTTTGCCAATGTTGCTATGACAAGAGAGCAGCACAGTGATGAACACACCATTGACACACCAACTGCAATCAGGAACAGTCATCTATCTTGACCCACAGATGCAACAGCAAACAGTGCAAGGTGATTTCTACATTCAACACAACAACATTGTGGTCTGTCGCAAGAAGCGTGGTCGCAATATGTTTGCGCTGTGTCACATTGATTCAGTGCTGGACTTCACACCAGCCGATTAGAAAAAGCCCCACAGCAGGCAGGAAACCAAACAAGCCTGCTGTGGGGACATCTTTACAGTGACCACCATTCCCTGCCCCACATGGCAGATGGGTGGCAACCAAGCCTGATAGCGATTCTGTCAGCGCGTGCATAGTGAATCGTTGAAGTACCTTCAGATGCGCGCCACTTCATAAGTGTTCCTACATTGACACCAAGTAGGTCTGCAGCATCACGCACAGGTAAGTCATGCACTACACGCAGAAGTGGTGTTGTTGATAGGCGTGCTGTCCGTTCACGCTTCCACACATCTTCAACACCAACTTCTGCCATGCGTCAACTTTCTGTGTGTTGCCAATACGCAATCGGCATGATGATTGAACCTTGCGTTGCACCTGTTGCTTCTTCGATTGCTGCAAGATGGTTGATTGATGGCAGGGTCTTTCCCTGTTCCCATGAACTGACCAGTGGTTGTGTCACATTGATGCGCTTTGATAGTTCACGCTGGCTGATGCCTGCTGTCATGCGTGCAGACAACAACACTGTTGCGCATTGCTTCAACTGTTCTGCTGGTACTTCTTGTTTCTTTGGCATGGTTTGCTGTCCTGTCCTAGAAGGGTTACTTGTTACTGATACTAGCGTTGCTTGTTGCACGCCAGTGAGAACTGCCACCGTTGTTCCAGAGATACGCAGCAACTGCGATATTGCATGAAGGCTTCTGCAAGATAAGAATGTCTGATGATTTGCAGATTGCTTTGGTGACAGTGCGCCAACTTGAATTGATTTGCAACAACCCAATGTCGTATGACTTCACAGCAGCGCATCTGCGATATGTGTGCGCTGGTGAAAGTTTGCAATCCCTGTGCGATTTGTTCTTGTGATAGTTCCAGCCAATCGCGCGTGGCTGACATCTGGATTCACGCCACATAATCGGGGCTAGAACCCTGACAGGCAGACCAGCCTTGCGCAGTGCGTCATGCCATTCAGGGCATGGCAACCCTTTGATGGGTGCTGCGTCTGCGTCACGCAGGGAGATAGTGAGAAGTAGAAGTTGAATGATGAATGCGACAATGATGAATCGGATTGTGCGTGTCATGGTGTGTACCTTTCCTGCCACGCAGAATGGGTGTTTCAGGGTTGCTGGCTGTCTATGTACCCATCTGTGCGTTGCGCGTGTCTGAAGCCCATACAGCGTTGCTGGTGGTGCGCTGGCAGATTGTGTATGACCACCTGTGGTGGTTGAGTAGGGGACAGGTTCAGGTTCTACCCTAGACAGACCCTGTGCCATTTCCGTGTCACCTGTCTGAAACCCTTGTGGGGCAGGGATTTGGCAGGGTCAAAAGAAATATGCCCACAATGCGTGTGATGGGGTATCAGGTGTGCTTATAATGGGTACATGGAAGAAATCACCAAGACCAGCAATATCAACTTCTCAGGCTCATATGGCGCATCACCAAGCATCTATGAAGTTGCCTGCATCATCACAGATGACAATGGCAATCAAGTTTCACGCAACAAGATTGCGCGCATTACAGGCACAAAGAAGTCAGGATTCACAGTCACTGTCAATGGCATGAAGTTGCACTACAAGCAAGCATCATTGGTTGAAGCAATCAACGCAGCAAAGCGTTTCTTTCTTGACAACTGCATCATTCACGCCAACTACTAATCAACAACAACGCATCAGCCCCACCCTTAGTGGTGGGGCTTTTGTGTTTCTGTTCGACATTCACACCAGCGTGATTTGTGTTGCTGTTCAACATTGTCAAAGTCCACAATGAAACCAGCACCACCACACACCACGCAATCAACATCACCAATCACATCTGGCATGGTGCGTTTCACCATTGCAGGCTGATTCACAATCAACTTGTTCAACTGCACATCAAGCATTGTCGAACTAGGCACACTCAACTGCATCAACGCTGTTGTGACCTGCTGTTCAGTCCAGCCAGCCTTCAACGCACCATTGATGATTGCCAGCAGTGAATGCCACGCACCCTTGCCTGTTGGGGTCTTTCCACCTGTGCGCTGTTTGTATGCGTTCCACCATTCATCAGCAATCGACTGCGCAGCAGTGGGTTCTTGACTTTGTTTCACACTGACTATGGTTTCTATGTCGTTTTTGTCCCTACCCCTAGTGTCGATTTTGTCGCTAGGTAGGGACAATTCTGACGCTACCTGCGCAACAGTTATCACCTGATAGTGATTGCTGGTCAGGTCACCATTTGCACTGACACGCTGACGCTTCTTCACAGCACCAATCTCAATCAGTTCTGCCAATGCTCTATCAATCGACTTCACAGCGCAATTGCATTTCGCTGCAAGTGTCGCGCGTGATGGGTGACATTCACCTGTTTCTTTGTCTGCGTAGCGTTGCAGTGTTGCATACAGTCGAACAGCAGTTGCTGTTATGTCTGAATACAAGACCCATTCAGGAATGATGCTGAAGTAGTTATCTGCTGTGATGCGTCTCAATTGTTCTTCCTATCGTTGACATCTGTTACAACTGCCAGCGATACAATGAACACTGGCTTGACTTCCTGTTCCCCACAAGGATTCACCAAGATAGTGCCTGTGTGCGTTCCCATGTGAGAACCATGCAGGCATTGTCATTTATCAGCAACAGTTCTCACATTGGTGACGCACCCATCTGACAAACTGCCAGCATGAAAACAATTCAGAAACCAGAACATGGAAGCCTTGAATGGCTACAAACACGACACAAGCATGACGGACAAACAATCGTTGGTGCTTCAGAAGTGTCAGCAATCATGGGTGTGAACCCATACAAAACCATCACAGACCTAGCAATAGAGAAATTGCAGCCACCACAGGTGCGTGACAAGAATGACGCAATGAAGCGTGGCATCTTTCTGGAACAAGGGTTGCTTGACTACGCCAGCGCAGAACTTGGTTGCACAATAATCACGCCAGCAGAAATGTATTTGAACGGAAGAATCATCAGCACACTTGATGGTGTCACTAATCAGGCATCACGATTGTTTGAAGCCAAAACCACCACAGGCTGGATTCAGGGTGACGCACCACTACCTGAATGGTATTGGCAAGCACAAGCACAGATGTTCTGCACAGGCTGCATTACAGTCACATTCATTGTTCTTGACCGTCAACTGCGCATCACCATGTTTGACATTGAACGCAATGATGATGACATTGCAATCATGGTTCAACAGGTTGAAGCGTTCTGCACAGCGATTGACAATGAATCCTTGCCTGATGACAGCCCATTGACAGCAGAACAGGTCACAGCACTGCACCCACAACCAGATGCAGGTGAGATTGAACTAGGCGCAGCAGGGCTGGAACTATTACAACGCTGGCAATCAGCAAAAGAAATGCTGAAGCATTATGAGAAAGAAGAACAAGACCTGAAAGACGCGCTTGCCAATCTGCTGCGCAACCATGACGCAGGCACGATTGATGGTCACAAGGTTGTCACATTCAAATCACAGAACACGACACGCTTTGACAGCAAAGCATTTGGTGAAGCGCACCCTGACCTGTTGAAGCAGTATCAGAAAGCGTCATCATTCAGAGTGTTGCGCACAGTAAAGGGTGCAATCTGATGTCTGAGATATTCAAAGCATTGAATGAAGTGATGAAAGAAGTTGGTGCTGTTCGCAAGAATGAACGCAACACACATCAGAACTTCAATTTCAGGGGCATTGATTCAGTCATCAATGCTGTATCACCAGCGTTCAGGAAGCATGGCATCTTCTGCACACCATCAGTCATCAGTAGTGAATATGAATCTGTGCAGGTTGGGCAGAACAGAACAGTGATGGGTCATGCGCGTGTGATGGTGACATACACATTCCACGCAACAGATGGAACATCAGTGGCTGCAACTGTAAGTGCAGAATCAATGGATAGTGGCGATAAAGCAACAGCCAAAGCAATGAGTGTTGCCTATCGCACAGCGTTGTTGCAGACATTGTGCCTGCCAACAGATGACGCAGACCCTGATTCAGATACCTATGAACGCTCACCAGTCACTGCACAAGAACGCAAAGAAGAAACAGTGCGCACCACACGCGCAGCACAAACAAACAACAACACTAATCAACAACGCAAATCACCATTGCGCAGTGACGCACAAGCAAACCTGATGCGCTCACTTCTTGAACAATGTGAAGTTGATGAACAACTTGTGATTGATTCATTCAAAGTGCGCATTGATGACGCAACAGTGCCACAAGCAAAAACAATCATTGATGCGTTGCTGCGTTTGAAGAAGAATGAAATTGAAATTGAAATCAACGCAGATGGCACACCAATCATTCGCTGATGGCGACTTGTTCAAGGTTGCTAATCAGCGTGGTGTGTTTGTGTTCAGGGGCTGGAATCCTGATGGGTCTGTCAGGTGTTTTGGTGGGACTAGGGGCAGGGAGAGATGGCGCAGTTTCCCTGTGTCGGCAGGGCTGAAACCCTTACGCCATAAGGGTTCTAGGTAATGTTGCACTACTGCTGATAACAGGTGCTAATCTCTCAGGTATGGAAATCAACCACAGCCAACTAGCCACCAACGCAATCACTGTTGAATGCGTCAAGACCCAACGCGAAAACCATTTCGCACCAGCAGTTGTAGCCAAATACAACCAATCCAATGTTCAGCATGATTGGCACATCAGCATTGTGCGCATCAATGGCGTTGAAGCATCTGAATGGTTCACATCACTTGGATTGCCTGCTGACATTCTGCGTATCCCTACTTGTCCATTCAAGACCAAGAAAAGCGCAGCAGCAGAAATGGCTGAAGCATTGACAAGAGTTCTTGACATTGCTGCACCAGAGTGGGATTGGCAAGATGAAACAGATTGCCCTGAATACTTTGCTGTAATCGCAGCACTAAAGAACAACCAATAACCAACAACAATCAACAAAGGAAACCAAGCCATGAAAAAGTCAGAAATTGAAACAATCATCACAGCCACACCAGAAGCAATATTCACAGAGAATGTCAAGTACGCAGTGCGCAACTTCATCATTGTGGGATTTGAGCAGGTCAAGAAGAACGCATACACAGCACCTGTCACTGTTGCGCTAGTCAAAGATGTCTGGTGTTCAGCATCAACAATGGAACTGCACATCAGTGACAATGTGCGCAAGCAGCCACTGCGCAACATCATTGCTACCAATTCATCATCACCACAGGCTTTCAAAGCGTTGCAGATTGCAAAAGCAGAACGCAAAGCAGCAGCCAGCGAGAAGCGCAAGCAACAACAAGAACTGATGAATGACATCAAGCCTGAACTGAAACAAGCATTGAAGGCTTGTGGCGTGGACAATCTGCAACACAACTTTGGGACAATGGACACCACATTCAAGATTGAAGTGAACTTGGACAACGCAGAACAACTGTTGAAGGTTCTGCAAGCATTCGCAGCACAGCAGGTCACAGCATGAGTGACCAGCCAGACCTGTTCAGCATTACTGATGATGATGCACTGCCATACAACGGAACAGCAGGTCATGTTGACCAGCCAGCCAGCACAGAACGCGCACAGACTGAAGCCGATTCAGGAACAGCCAAAGCAAGAGCATCAGCAGTGCTGAAACTTCTGTATGAACACCCAATCGGGCTGACCTATCAGCAGGTAGGCAAGAATCTGAATCTGCATCATGGACAATCATCAGGTGCGCTTTCAACACTGCACAAAGCAGGTTTGGTGTTCTTGACTTTTGAACGCAGAAACAAATGTCAGGTTTATGTTCATGCTGCATATCGTGACCGATACAAACCACATGAACGCATTGACACACCTGCACAAACCAAAGCAGGCAAACGCAAAGATGACATGGAACGATTACTGCAAGCAATCATCATTGGTATCGAAATGGGCAGGGTGCGTGACAGCACTGTTGAAGCGATTGTGAAAGAACTACGCAACACTGACTGATACCATCAGCCATGTGACAGCAGAAGAACAACCAGCCAGAAAAGGTGACTGCCCATGTGGGTGTGGCTTGTTTGGCAACATCACCAATCAGCGTCATGTGCGTGGTTGTGTATGTAATCGTTGCAGGGGTGCGCGCAATCGGCGCAAGGGTCTTTCAAAGCAGCGCACAGCACGCAAGCAACTTGGTGTTGCACCATCACACAAGTTTGGTGATGGCAATGAAGAACGCTGGCAATCAATGTTCGCCAATGAAGTCAAAGCAGGAAAACAGATACAGCCTGCTGTGACAGCGTGGTTGCGAATTGAACAGCAAGTGCTGTCAAACAATCCCGATTTTGGTGGCAGACACAAACCCACCAGAGCAGTCTTGATGCCTGATGGCTGGTCTGATGGTCTGGTGATGGTGCGTCTGTCTGTGTGGGCTGAAGTGATTGCGCCAGCCTTGGAAGCCTTCTATGGGGAAGCCTGACAGCCTGTCAGAGCGCACAGGAAGCCCTGTGCGCGTTTCTAGGGGCTGGCAGGGGCTGGACTAGCCCAAGCCCTATCAGCAAGCCTTGTAGGGGCTGGAAAAAAATCTGCCCCAAATGCGCATGGTGGGTCATCAGATGTGCTTATAATGTCTGTATGGAAACCAACAGAAACCAACGCATCTTGACAGAAGCACAAATCAAGGTGCTGCGTGCGCTTTACACTGCTTGCAACAATCGTCTGCTTGTCAAAATCGACACACGCACAATTGCTGAATACGCAAACACCAACACACTTGCAGCACACAAGGTTCTTGAATCACTTTCAAAGTTTGGCTATGTGCGTCATCACCTGATTAGCAACGCTTCAACCAGTGGTGGTGCATACAAGTCTGGCTGGTCACTCAGTGGAACAGGAAGAATGAAGGCTGCACAATGAAGAAGAATCAATGCGTTCATTGTGGGCAGATGCTGAAGAAAGCACCAGCAGATGCTGAATACTGCTGGATTGGCAAGACAGATAATCAGGGCTACTGCTACGCAGGCGCAACTGAAGTCAATGGTGTGCTGGTCAGCGAACAGGAACACTGCACAGAAAGCGAAATGGGCTGATGCGCAAGCCACACACCCCAATCAACCAACTGATTCTTGACACCAAAGACCTGTCACAGTTTCCAATCACGCGCGTGGCGCAGGGCTGGCAGGTCACTGACCTGCGTGATGGGCAGGTGCGCATCTTCAAGACCAAGCGCGCTGCACAGGTGGCTGTGTGTGCTGTTGTCAGGTGGGCAATGCAATGACTTCACAAACCATCAGCACCTGTGATACAGTCGCAGGTATGGAAACCACCTACACCCACATCACATCAAAAGTTGAACTTGCCGATTGCCCTGATGACGGTGGCAAGTGGGCTATCTACTGCACACACTTTGCTGATGGCGAGATTGTCGGCACAGGTGTTGTGCAGGACACCAACAAGAAGCGTCTTGCATCATGGCAGAAGCACAGCATTGATTGGTGCTGTCACTGTCAAAATGTGCGCGACTATGGCACACCAGAAGAACAGTTCTGACACACCCATCAACTAACAAAGGAAACCAAACCAATGAAAACCAACAAGCCAACATCAATCAACTACAAGACCCAATATCAGATGATGCGTCTTGCTGAAACACTGATGCCAATGATGCCAGAACGCATCATTGACAAGTTCAGCGCAGTGGTGACACCACGCATGGAACAAGCAGAAGAATCAGCACACATGATGCACACAGACCGATTTGACATGATTGTTGATTGGGGCTGCACAGCACAACGCATCATCAGCAAGAAAGTCAGCAAGTGATGAAGAAGCCATGCGCCAACCACATCAGCACCTGTGATACGATTCCTGATATGGAAACCAACTACATCAAAGTCACAGAGATGACACCAGCACTTGCAGACATTGTTGAACTTGTCTGGGAAGGCTGGTGGTCAGATGAAGAACGCATTGACTGGTACGCATTCCTAGACAAAGTTGAATCGTTTGGTTTTGACTTAGGCAGCGACATGGAAGCACCAATCATCAAAGCAATCAAGAAGCAGGTCAAACACCTGCGCAACAGCAACTGATATCAAATCTCATCAACCAATAACAGAACAGGACAGAACATGAGAAACAAAACAGCCAGCCAACTGCGCAAAGAAATCAGCGCACTAGACCTAGCACTGAAAATGCTGCGCGCAGAAACAGAAGGTTTGCGCAGGTCAACAGTGACAATGAAGAAAGCCATGAACGCACCACTAGCATTGTGGGAATCACACTGGTTTGATGAACTGCCAAAGGCTGAACAAGACAACATCAATCGAACAGCATCAATGATTGCTTCTGCACTCATCAACAAATCAGCACCAGTCATCAATCAAGTCACAAGCACCACACCAACCAAAGTGACCAGCAAGATTGTCACCACTGGAAAGAAGCAGACACGCACACCAAGCAACGCAATCAAACGCAACAAGCCTTGGACAAAGAAAGATGACGCTGAACTGATGCGCATGGTCAAGAACAAGCACAAGTGGTCATACATTGCACTGACCCTTGGAAGAAGCACAGGTGCTTGCCAACAGCGCGTCACAATCATCAAGAACAGAAAGAAGTGACCATGAGCCTTGACACAGCGTTCTGGTTGTTCTTCATGCTTCCGTTGCTCACCATCATTCTTGGTGGCTTTATATGGGAAGCCTTGAAACAACACATGATTGAAACAGAACACAATCGACAGCGCGTGCGTGACCTGCACCAACAGAACCATCAACTGCGAGATGAAATCGCACGATTGAAACAACAACGCTGATGGCAATACACGCACAAGTCACCACCATCAACAATGACTTATGGACTGTGCCAATCACACTCAAAGTCTGTATGGATTGGGAACGCTGGTCAGGCAAAACACTGTCAGCAATGGCAGACCCAACAGCAGCAGACTTTGCATATCTGTGCTGGCGCGCTTGCCGATACGCAGGTGTCATCAGCAGGCTGACAACTTTTGATGCGTTCTCAGGGATTGTCTGTGGGTGGGAAATCACCAACATTCAACCCAACGGTATTGACCAACTAGAAGATTGGCTGAAAGACCAATGAACAACAGAACATCAGAACACCTGCTGCGCCAATACGCAGTGACAATGGATATCAGCAAAGAGCAATACCATTCTTTGCGTGATTACATTTGGCGCGAGATATTAGAACGCCAACTGCGTACAGAAACACAGCAGATAGGCATGGCTATTCAGCGCATTGACTTCAGGAATGAACCAAAACTGATATTTACAGAAGATGATGAACCGATAGAGATTATAAAACTTGCTTGTATTGCAACAGGCTTCATGTCTTTTGAATCAGCAGAACAAACATTGCGCAAGATTGAAATTGCTAATGCGCAATCAATATGGGAAGAATAAGAATGAATATCACAATCAACCTTGTAGTGCAGGACTACACAAAACCTGCTGGCGCAATCATGGTACGTACCTATGACATACCAGAGCGCATGACATTAGAAGAAGCAATCAAGATTCAACGATTCATTCAAGGCTTTATTGATGAACGCAATCAAGCAGTGAACGCTGTGACCACGCTTCAAGAGCGCATACGCAGAGCCAATCAAGCAATGCAACAAGTTCATGATGACCTGAATGGCTATCACGAAGAAGTAGAAGCACAACCAATATGACCAGATGCGCACACTGCGACCAACTGCTGTGGCAGTGTGTATGCCCCAACCACCCAACACCAAAGGAAACCAACAATGGGACAACCAATCAAACAAATCACTGAACATGGAATCAGTATGTATCGCTATCGACAATGCAGATGCGACATCTGCAAAGAAGCAGCAGCAGACCAACGCAAACGCTTCAGACCCAAAAGCGACAACAAACGCATCAGACTTGATGGTGAAGTATTTGTAGCAAGACTCATCAGAGACAATCGGCATGGTGCTATCAACACCAACCTGATTTCAAAGTGGTCACGCTTTGGAATAGACATCTACAACGCTGATGAATGGTGTGTGAAGTTGGGTTACCACCCAACAGAGATTTGGGGTCAAGCGTTCTATCAAGACTGCTGTGAAGAAGAATTGGTTGATGCGTGATGGACATTGTGAAGCGATTGCGACAACACGCAACTGAACCTGACAAAGAATGGTTAGATGAATACGCAATTGAAGCAGCCAATGA